ACCTCTGGACTAACCCCATGAAACTCCTCCTCTCCAACAACCAGCTAACCCGCTACGCGCGCAGCGGCGACTACGCCACAACCACCGCCATCCCGCTTGACGGCGAACTGGCCCTCACCGCGCAGACTCTCCTTGCATGGCTCCAATCGCAACTCACCGAAGGCGAGTCAGTCGGCCAAGTGTTTTTGGAACCAGACGGCACGCACAGCGACTGCGAGACAACCGTGGACGCCGAAGGTGTGGAATCACAGATTGTGACTTCAAGCCGCCCCAAACTCTCCGCCGCCGTGACCGCGCACGCCGCCGCCGGGTCGCGCTCCGTAGTTTATTCCAGCGAGAGCCTGCCCATCGAATTGCGGGACGGTTTGCTGGCGGCATGGGCGGCAATAGACGCGCTGCCGTGAGCTACTGGCACTCACACCTAACCACCGTCGAACGTGGCGCGCTTGGGACGTTTGCCAGCCTCGGCTCGGCGGCGGTGAGCATGGTGAGCCACTTGGAGGTGTATTTGCGGGTGGCCGGGCTAACGGTCGGATTGGCCGTGGGCATCGCGACCTTAATTTCTGTGCTGAAAGATTTACGAAAGAAATAACATGGCTGCCACGACATACGATTTGCTGATTGAGCAGGGCGCGTCCTTTAGCCAGGTCGTGACCTACAAGGAGGCTGGCGTGGCGATCAACCTCACCGGCTACACCGCAAGAATGCAGGTCCGCTCCACGCTGGAGTCGGCCAGCACGATTGTCGAACTCACCACCGCAAACTCGCGCATTACCCTGGGAGGCGCGGCAGGCACGATCACGCTCACAATCTCGGCCACAGACACAGCAGCCCTGCCCGCCGGGCGCGGGGTCTACGACCTTGAGCTGGTGAGCGGCAGCGGCATTGCGACGCGCCTCCTGCAAGGCGTCTGCACGATCTCCCGCAACGTGACGAGGTGACGCTATGGCCGCTGAATTGGTCATTGAGGCATCGACGGCCACCCTTGTCTTGGAGGTGAGTCAGAGCGGCGTTCTTGAGATTGGCGCGGTTGGCCCACAGGGCGAGTCTGCGGTCTTGGCCGATGGCGTGACCAGCGTGACCCTGCGGACGGCCTCGGGCGCGGAGTTTGCTTTGAGCGTGGATGACGACGGGATGCTGACCACCACGCGGCTTTAGCCATTTATGAAACGTCAATGGCTATACACAATAACCGACGTTTACAGGGCTTTGACACCCGCTCCGAGGTCTATGGAAAAGCTAATTGATCAACTCGGACAGAACAGCACGTGGCGCGGCCTCATTCTCCTGGCAGGCGCGCTAGGGTGGCAGCTTTCGGAATCGCACAACGAGGCCATCATTGCCGCTGCGTTGGGACTGGTCGGACTCATCAACGTCTTCCGTAAGGGCTAATCATGCGCCAACTTCTTTTGGCGTTGGTCGCGCTGGGCCTCACCGGCTGCGCGGGGACCAAATTCAATTTTGGCTACGACTTCCAAGCAAAACGGTTCTTTGCCGAGTTGGAAGCCCCCCTTGAGCGCGGCCTTAAAAAGTGAAGCTCTGGCAATGGTTCCGAAGACTCTGGCTACGGCCATCAAAAAGTGGCCCACCGCCGACCTCGCAGAGCTATTCCTCTTGGTCAAATGCCAACTGGACAAGCGTGCCGCCCACCACGCCGAAGGCGGTGGCGTCCAAGCCGAGGTCGCCAAGCGGCCCAAGGTTCCGCGAAAAACAGCTTAACACGCCTAACGTCTCAGCGGGTCGGCGCATCACGCCAAAGGCCGTAGTGCTTCACCACACCTCGGGGAGCTACGCGGGATCAGTGAGTTGGTGCATGGACCCGATCAGCAAGGTGAGCTATCACGCAATCGTGGCCCGAGACGGACGCCGCACGGTGCTGGCCGACCCCGACGAGCGGACATGGCACGCTGGCCGAAGCGAATGGCGCGGACGCAAAGACCTTAATTCCTATGCTATCGGTGCGGCCTACGAAGGCGACACCAACAAGCGCGAGTTGGGCGAGGCCGAGATGGCGTCGATGGCGGAATACCTTGTGCCGATGATGCAACGCTACGGCCTCACGCTGGCCGATGTGACCGACCACAGGACGGTTAGCCCCGGGCGGAAGGATGATCTGGCTCCGAGCGAGTTGGCGCGGTTCAAAAGCTATCTGTCGAAGTTGCTCTGATTTTTCGACACGTTGGCGGGATGTGTCGAAGGCATCGACATTTGGATAGAAAAGGCTATAGATGACAAAAACTGTTGTGTTTTTGTTACCGCCGTGAGGGCAATTTGGCATCCTCCGATTCGATGGGATTAGCGCCACGCCAGCCAAAGGAATCCCAAGTTAGCTGCAAAATATCCTGCAAAAATGCCACACATGGGCCAATTTTTTTCGTAGGCAAAGCCTGCGCTGGTGGCCGCATAACACAGCGTGCAAATCAAGAGTGGCCAGAAGGTCATTTGTCTGCCCGGTGCTGCCCAATGGTCACCTTGCCATCGTTCAACCCCGCCGCCCAGCGCACCACGACAGACACCAGGCGCTCGTGATCGCGGACGTTTTCCTCTGCCACGCACGGCATGGTGACGTGGGCCAGCTCGTGGGCGCAGATCCCAAGCAAGTTGCCCCTGAGGGCGGCAGGGTGCAGGAAGACCGTGCGTTTTTTGTAGTGGGCCATGCCCTCGCACAATTCCTTGGAAGGTGGCCGCTGCACCTTGACCGTCCACCATTCGCCGTCAAATTTGAACCGCATCGAGGGCGGGCCCTTCTTGCGCCTGCGTGGGGTGCTGGCGGGCTTCATGCTACTTGAGTCGGTAGTGCGGAACAGGCCGCGTGTTCTTGGCCAGGCAAATACGAAACATTTTGCGCTCGGCCTTGCCCGAGGCCACAAGGCGCTTGAGCTTTTGCTGAAGCGTTGGCACGGGAACCTTGGTCTTGGCGGAAATTTGCTGAATGGTCTGCCAGCCGGGAGGCACGATATCTACTGGGGTGGTGATCTGCGAAAGGGCGGCAGCCCAGGCAGAAGCGGCAAGCTCCTCGGCAGTGACTTTCTTTTTCACAGCACGGCAACCTCGGGCGCTGGCGGGTTGAAATGCAAATTGTGGACTTGGGGCAGGGAGCCCTCGGGCTTTCCTCGCCAATCAAGCAGCATAATGGATGGGCGCGGTGTGGCGTCAGGAACGACCTTGTGCGCGTGGCGGGTCAGGAACTGCCAGCCGCCTGTGATGCAGAGCATCGAAGCGCCATCGCTGAACCAGCCGCCGCAGTGCCGGTGGGCGCGCAGAAAGACGCTGGCGGCTTCGTGGCCGGCGCGGAGGCTGTTGAGCCTAGCGTTGCCCATTGCGATACTCATGGCCGTGGCCTCAAGGTAAGCGCGGGAGGTAACGCCGATATGGTGGGTTGCATCAACGAGGCAGCCGTGGATACGGAAAAGCCACTTCTCGCGGGCGAGGCCGTCGCGCGCGCCGAGCAGCCGGGCAAGGTAGCTTTCGATGTCATGGGTGTGGCACTCAGTGCCTTTGACCACCAGTGTCTCTACGGCCCTCTGGGAAAACGGGCGCAAGGCTTCTGCCGCCATTGCCACATGGTTCTCGATGAGGCTGGCGACAACCTCAGGGCTTTTGTGGTGGATGCCCTCGGTGGCATCGCCGTTGATAAGCAGGGCGAGGGGATCATTGCCTGCAATCTTGGCAACCTCGGCCTGCGCCTTCTTCCAGTTGGCCCACAGCCAAGCTTGGTGGACGTTCTTGCCAAAGCCGATTGTGTTGCCGGCCATATTCTCCGAATCAGGCGGCATCAAGCCAGTGGTGGAACCGCAATGGAGATCGGAGACTACAACGAGCAACTGCGGACGACGGGTGATTTTCTTCGCCACGAAGCGGCGGCGAGTGTCAAAGCCCTGTCATAGGCAGTTGCCGAGGATTCCTCGGTAGCTGAGTTAGCCCCACTATACAATTTCCAAATGATTCTTGCCTTATGGCGCAAACGGCCTACTGATTGCCTCATGCCAAATTGTCCTTGCTGCGGACAGCAACTCCCGCCCGAACAGCCCGAGTGGCGCAAGGACGGGGAGGATTTGGGGCGGGTGAGGGCGCGCATTGCCAAGATGATGCGGGAGCCTGACGCGCTGGTTGGCTTGTCGGGCCAGGCCAAAAAAGCCCTGTTAAAAGCAGGGATGGCCGGCGCACCCGAGTCCATTGCCAAGGCCTTAGAAGAAAAGCTGGTCACGGCTAAAACCAAGGGGGTGGGCTTGGCCACCATGACGCGCATCGAGCGGTGGCTGGAGACCAAGGGAATCGTGCGCGTCAGTAGGGACGAAAAGTTTTTTTACCAAAAGACAAAAAAGTTCTTGCCGTAATGCACGTCCACGCGTATCACGACTCATGAACAAACGCACCCCAATGCAAAATAACGAAACCAAAGCCAGTATTAACCTGCGCAAAGAGCGCAGTCCCGAAGCCACCGTGTTGTGCATCAGCCTGCCACGGATCATGAAAAACGCCATTGTTCGGCGCGCCAAGCATAGGGACATGAGCGTTAGCACAATGTTGCGCGATTGGATCTTGCCGACCCTGCAAGACCGCGATGAGCAGTTTGCCGCTGAGTGGCAACGCCGCATGAGCCGCATCGAGTATTGATACGGCGCAATACCCACCTTCATGTCCGTAATAACAAGCCCACAGTGTCAATCCGCTGAAGTTCAGCGGGAACATCAACAAAATAATACAGCATACATACAGCCTAATACTCAATTAGTCATGACATATAGAGGTTGTATCCACACCGTAGATATGTCGCCAGAAATGGTGACATGGCTCGACGCAAGGTGCGAAGAATTAGACGTTTGCGCGCTTTCCGTTCTTGTCGGTTGCGCCGAGTTTGTCATGCAATCTGAATAAGACTCCGTAATATGCCCAAGCACGCGCAAATACTTTTACCTGTCTCGGTTCGACTGCCCGCTGACGTGGTGCAGGAGGCCCGCCAACAGGGTGAATTTGTGCGCGGTGGGGCCAGTCAGGTTCTACGAGCCTGGCTGGTCTCGGGCAAGGCGAAAGCCACCCCTAAATTTTTGCGCGAGAAGTATGACGCGCCAATACACCAGAAGAAATAAAACACATGGACCCTATTAACATCATCGCAGGAACCTCGGCCTTGGCTGCCCTCATCGGCTTGGCCTTTATGTCGGGCCACGAGTATGGCCGCAAGGCCGGCATCACCACCGAGCGCAAGTTGGCCGATCATCGCGTCAGCGCGCTCTTGGAACGCGAAAACCGCCGCGCACCACGCAGGAGGAACCACAAGTGAGCATCCGTCCGAGCGTCATCGACCGTCGCGGCGAGCGGCCATGCCTGCCCGCCAGCGCATTGCTGGCCGTGTGCGAGCGCCTAGCCCAAGGCGGCACACCTTCATTCCTCGAGCGCGTGACCGCTGCGCTGCAACAACTTCGCAACCGCATCGCCCGATGATGCCGCACCCTCCAGAGCAATCGCTCATCGCCCTTCTGATTCTTTGCGCGTTGGCCCTCGGCTGCGCGTGGACCGTCAACACCATTCTGCAACTGCTGAAATGATCCACGAACTGGAAGGACTAACGGGCTCTAGCTTCAACGGCAAGCCCACCATGCGGACAGGCGGCAAAAGCCCCGAGCGCAGTGGCTGGGAGCTTTTGGCCTGGGCGATTCTTGAGGAGGCGGTCGACGATTTGGCGACCTTTGCTCGCTACGGTTTAATAACGCCCCAGGGCGAGTGTCTCCCTTGGCCGTTCGCCATGCAGCGCAGCATGAAGCGCGCCAAAAAAGGGGGATGGCAGTATTTTAACTACAGGCAGCGCGCCAACATCTGTTGCAGCCAGGGGCCGCATGAACATCGCCAGTTGCGTGCGTGGTTTCTCAGCGCGGAGGCCCAGACGTTCTGCGACCTCATCGGGTGCAACCTTGATCCCGCCGAGATTTTCGCCAGCACCATCAAGAACCACGGAGGAGGAAAATCATGAGCCACGAAATGGAATTGGAAGATTTTATTGTCGACCTCAAGCGCAAGGTCGCGGTGGTAGAGGAACAAAATCAAGCTCTCCGCGAGCAGAACAGCCGCCTCTTGTTGGCCCTCGATGATGCGTTGGTTATCGCTCGCAAATATCGCGGCGGCAACCAAGAGGAGGAAACACTTTGAGCAGCAATCTCGCAGGGGAAATGCTGGTCGGGCGGGTGGGCTTTGGGGAGTCCTTCCAAGCCTGCTCGGCCAGCAATTCCGCCGTAGACGCGATGGCGGTTAGTATTGTGCGGCTATATCAAGAAGCCGACGAACTGCGGGCCAGCCTAGCAATGGTGGAGGCCGAGCGGGATTTGCTGCGCGTGCAAGTGCAAGCAGGTGAGCAGCTCGGGCTGGCCCTGGTCAAAACGATTGATGAGCTAAAGGCCGAGAAAGCGGAGTTGTCGGTCACGCTGGTGAACCTTGAGGGCCGCAGCCGGCGGGCCACGTTGGACGAGATCGCGGAGAGCGTGCGCGAGAAATACGACGAGCGATACGAGGGGGAGGGCATGGACAATGAGTAAGATGAGCCGCGACAAGGGCAAGCGTGGCGAGCGGGAGTTCTGCGAGCTGCTCCGCGAGCATGGGTTCGATGCCAGGCGCGGCCAACAGTTTGCCGGTGGCAATGACTCGCCTGATGTGGTGACCGATCTGCCGTGCCACGTTGAGGTCAAGCGCACCGAAACATTTTCGCCGTCCTACTTGCTCCAAGCGGAGCGGGACGCGCATCCGGCCTTGCAGCCGGCTGTCTTCTGGAAGCGCAACGGGTGGAAGTGGTGCGCCTTTGTCTGCGCCCACCACTACGTCGCAATGTGGAAAGAACTTTTGAACCTGCGGGCTGAGGTCGAACGACTTCAGCGCGGGCAAAACGGCAGCCAGCCTGAGGCGCCTGAGCTGTCGAATCAACCAAGCCTCACGGAAAACTAATAAAATGGCAGTATTGCAAGCACCGAAAAGCGTGGCCGGATCTGGTCCGCGCATCACCGAGCTGGCGCCGAAAGGCACCTACCTCGCAACCATCCTGGACATCGTCGATAAGTTTGGCGTTGAGCGTCCTAAATACGACAACCCGACCGAGATTGAGAAGCTTGACATCACGACGTTTGTGTTCGGCTTCAAGAACAAGGAAGGCAAGCTCTACCTAGTGAAGACCGGCGATTCGCCCATCACGGCGATGCGGATCTCAAACGGGGAGAAGGCGAAACTGCGCGGGTTTCTGACGCAGTTGACCGGCGAGGTGCCCAAGGACGGCTGGGATTACTGCGAGCTGAAAGGCTCCGGCGCTCAGATCACAGTCGCGCACAAGGAGTCCAAGAAGACGGGCAACCCCTACGCGGTGGTCGCCTCGGTGGCTCCAGTGATGGAGGAAGTGAAGGACAAAGTTCTGCCGGTCTCGGCGTTCTCGGCACTGCTCGAGGGTGGCGAAGCCGCGGCCCCAGCCAAAGCGACCGCTCCGGTGGCCGTGGTTGAGGAAGACGAAGACGGCGATGCGCCGTTCTAGGTGAAGCGGGAGCCGGGGGAGGTTGCAGCCTCCTCCGGCGCCCTAACCCACATCTTACATCATGGCCATTCTCGCGGACACAAAAGCAAGACTGACGGGCTCGCATTGGTATAAGCCAACAGGCGAACCGTGTCACCAGTTGCCGAAGTCAAAAGGCGACGGACTCAGGGCGGCGACCATTAGGGACGCTAAGAAGCTGGGGCTGCTGCCCAGCGTAACCAATATTCTCGGCGTCATTGCCAAGCCTGGTCTCGATAAGTGGAAGCTTAACCAGGTTGCCTTAGCGGCTTTCGCCAGTCCACCGGACGGCAAGGAATCGGAAGATTACTACACCGGTCGGATCATCGAGGCGGCGTTCACGCAAGTAGTGCAGGCCGCGGATCTCGGCAGCAAGATTCACGACGGGCTGGAGAAGGTCTTTGAGGGCGAGGCCGTGCCCGACGAGCTGCTGCCGTATGTGCAGCCGACGCTTGAATGGAAGCGCAAGTATGGCTTGGTCTTTAGTGAGCGGGAGATTGTCCTAGTTAACGAGATCGAAGGCTACGCCGGCCGCTGCGATGTGATCGGCAAGGGTAAGAAGGGGCAGCCGGTAATTCTGGACTACAAGACGCGCAAGACGGAGCCAGGCAAAGAGGCCACGCCTTACGACGGCCAAGGGATGCAGCTCGCGGCCTATGCCGTAGCGCGTTGGGGCGAGGAGGCGCTGGAAAGCGTGACCGCGGCCAACGTGTTTATCAGCACGACCGAACCCGGGCGCATGGAGGTCTGCAAGCACGACAACCTGCGCGGAGAGTGGGAGGCGTTCAAGGCGGCGTGCGTGCTGTGGCGCCGGTTGAAGGGTTACGACCCGCGGAAGGAGGTGGCATGAAAAATCCGCGCCTAAACCAACTCAAGGAATTGGCCTTGGCCGGCGACCAGTCGGCCGCCGCGGACTTGTTCAAGGAATTTCCAGACGCTTTTATCTGGAACAACAACGGAAAGTATTGGGCGAGGGTTACAACCAAAGCACCAAACAAGTTTGTGAAGGGCGAGCGGATTGCCGTGTCGCTTAACACACGAGACCTCGAGGAAGCACGGCAGAATCGCAACAAGGTTTTTGGGGAGTTTGTTCGATGACCTACTCCCAGAAACTCAAAGATCCGCGGTGGCAGAAACGCCGCTTGCACATCCTCGAGCTGCGGGGATGGAAGTGCGAACGGTGCAAAGACGACAAGACGACCCTGCACGTTCACCACAAGAAATACCGCGGACAACCGTGGGAGGCGTTGGATCACGACCTCGAGGTGCTGTGCGAGCCTTGCCATAGCGGTAAGCACGGGAAAGGTAAGACCACAAAACGCTTTTCGGTTTATTGCGCAGGGAAGATCGGCAGAAGCGATTGGCGGCACAGTTTGTTCGACCTTGAGTTTGGTGAGGGCTACAAAAGTTTGTGGGCAAGCGAGGACGGGCTGATCCAAGTCTCTTACGCTGGGCCTTATTTTGCCGACAGCGAACACGGGTCAGCGCATGGGGACGGCCAACACGGACAACTGGTTTCCGAGTGGCTGGAGGAGGACGGAGGGCACGTTTACGTTGGTGATTTTTCCGCTTTGTCGGTTCACGGTCGAATGGCCCGGAGGATAGAAGTTTACGAGAAGTGCTATGCTTGGATGAAGAACGCGGACGCAATGTTCGCTTACATAGACGGAACCGGCGCTTACGGGACTTGCTTTGAAGTCGATTGGTTTTTGCGGAATGCCAGCCGCCTCAATAGATGCGCTGTGTTATTTTCGACTAAAGAGCTGCTTGAGGAATACTGGTTTTTGGCGGCGAGGGTTTGGCCTGCGACTCAAGATTGGGATTGTTTGGTTGCGTCTGATTTAAGAACGGCCTTTTCCCGCTTTACGAAGTGGGTCGAGATATGACCAACGTCCTCGCCATCGACTACGAGACCGACTACTCGCGTGAGTATTCGGTGCGAGACTTGGGAGCGTGGGCCTATGTCCGCGACGGGCGCTTTGCGGCGCATACGGTGAGTATGTGGGCCGAGGGGTTGCAGTATGCCGGCAAGCCGTCGGATGCGCCCTGGGACGAGGCCGCGAATTACCCGCACTGGATCTCGCACAATGCCGCCTTTGATGAGCAAGTGCACGGCCAGCTTGACGGTTGGTATCCGCGGCCGGCCTTGTGGGATTGCACGGCGGATCTTATGGGCTACTTGCAACATCCGCGCTCACTTAAGGATGCTTGCCGGGTCGGGCTGGGCGTGGCGGTGGATAAGTCGGTGCGGGATGCGATGATGGGTGAAACGCTTTTCACGCCGTTGGCCGCGGAGATTGCCGAGTATGCCTTGGAGGATGCCCGGCTGTGCTACGAGCTGTGGAAGAAGTTTTCGCACCGTTGGCCCGAGAGCGAGCGCCTGCTCTCGCGGCATACGAGGATGATGGCAGCCCGCGGGATCGGATTTGACCAAGACGCAGCCAAGGCTGCGCTGGTAAAGCTGGACAAAAGCCTTAAGACCGCCGCGGGTAAGATCCCGTGGACGGCCGCGGGCAAGCCGCCGACCTCGAGGCTGGAACTTTTTACTGAGTGCTCTCGGTTAGGGCTAGTGCCGCCGGAAACGACCGCGGAGAAAAGCGAAGCTTGGCAGGCGTGGTTGGACTCTAACGAAAAGTCAGTGCCCTGGGTGCGGGCGATTAACAAGTGGCGCCGGCTTAACCGCACTCGAACAGTCATCGGGGCGATGGTTAAGCGGTCGGGGCACGGCCGGCTGCACGGGGCGCTGCGTTACTACGGCGCCGCGGTCACCGGACGCTGGTCGGGGTCAGACGGCCTGAATTTGCAGAACCTTAATTCGCGGGATGCCGAGGGCGGGATCGATGTGCGCGGGTTGATCAAGCCGCCGGGGGGTAAGGTCTTTATCGTTTCGGATCTCGCGCAGATCGAACCACGGGTGCTGGCGGTGCTTTGCGGGGATACAGAAATGCTGGCGGGGCTGCGGAGCGGTCTGGCCCTTTACGAGGCGCACGCCCGGGCGACGATGATGTGGGAGGGCGGGCCGCTCAAGAAGGAGCAACCAAAGCTTTACGCGCTGGCCAAGGCGAGGGTGCTGGGGCTCTCCTACGGGGCGGGGCCGGTTACGTTCCGACGGGTGGCCAAGATCATGGCGGGCCTTGACTTGGACGAGCTAGACGCCAAGACCTTTGTCGAGGAGTTCCGGCAGACCAACCCTCGGATTGTCGGGTTGTGGGAGCGCCTGGACAAGGCGTTCGGCAGGGCCGAGTCGGTGCTGTCGATCAAGACTAAGGCCGGCCGTCCGCTCCGCTACTTTGAGCTGGTAGGCAGCGAGTGCTCGGTCATTAAGAGCGGTAAGCGGGTTCGCTATTGGGGCAGCAAGCTTTGCGAAAACCTGATCCAAGGCACGGCGCGGGATGTGATGGCCGATATGGTGCTGAAAATTGAGGCCGCAGGTATCCCTGTTGTGCTGCACGTTCACGACGAGATCGTGTGCGAGGTATTAATTGATACCGCCGAAAAGGATCTGGTCACGGTGCGGGAAATTATGAGCACGGCGCCAGTTTGGCTGCCGGAGCTGCCGGTGGAGTGCGAGGCGCAGATCATGGAGGCATATGGAAAGTAATGGCCGTCCTTGATTCTTACTCTACTAGCTTCCGCCGGCTCCTTGAGGGCGTGCCGGATGGGATGCCGCGGCATGATTGGATCAACAAGGTGGCTTTCTACGGCGCTAGGCATAAGTCGCCAGAGAAGCTTGAGGCGGTGCTGTTGAATATTTCGGATCGGCTGGGCTGGAACGCGACACGGGATTTTACGGGGGAGATCCGGCGTGCGGTGCGGGATGCCGTGCGGGCGGTCCAGGCGGGTCCGGTGGCCGAGCGGGAGCGAGTGCCAGATTGGCCTTTACCAAGCCGCGAAGCGCGCAGCAAGCGGGACGGCCGCGGGTTGTTCGGGCCGAAGCCTTGCGGGGCGGCGGCCGCTGAAGCTTGGCAGATGCTTTACGCACCGGGGGCGTGGGTCTGCGCCGGGGCAAACGAATACCAGGCGGAAACGCGACCGCTGGAGGAGTGGCGGGATTTCTTGCACAATGTGCAATTTTGCGTGCCGAACGCGATGCGGGCCGCGGAGGGGCGGCTGGCCGACGGACGGCCTTCGGCGCGGTGCCGCGGTAACTCGTGCCGGCGGCGGCGTTGGCTGGTGATCGAATGCGACTATGGCACCGACCTGGAGGAGCAGTGCAACGCGATTGCCTCCTTAGACCATCCGCGCTGCCCGCTGCGGCTGGCCGTCTACTCGGGCGGCAAAAGCGTGCACGGGTGGTTCGACGCCGAGGCGCTGTCGGAGGGCGAACAGTTGCGCTGGTTCCGGCACGCGGTGTTTTTAGGTCACGACAGCAAGCTTTGGCTCAAATGGCAGTGGGTAAGGGCGCCAGGCGGACGGCGCGAAAACGGCAAACAACAGGAGATTTATTACTTAAAACCATGATCAGAGAAATTTGGGATGAAATTGAAGACGACTTGTTCCGTAAAGTCGAAGACGAGGTGCAGGGGCGGCCGGCCAAGTCTTTTACCACAATGTCGGCCCGCTTGTTGTTAAAGGCCAAATTACCTAAGTTGGTCTGGATCTGGGGTAAGGGGTTGATTACCCGCGGGCAGCTCTGCGCGATTGTCGGGCAGGGTGGCACGGGCAAGAGTCGCCTCATCTTGCAAGTGGCGGTCGATGAACGGGCCGGCGTGGCGCCTTTAGGTATTGCCGGCGCGACGAGCAACGACAACCGTTGGCTTTTTGTCGGCACGGAGAACGGCATCCACCGTTTGCAGGAGGAGTTAGCTAAGATGTGCTCGGTCTACAAGGGCGACCAGCTGGAGCGGGTGCTGGACGGAATACACTTTCACGTTCTCAAAGAGGACGACGACGCGGACATTCTGCTGCGGGAGGACAATCTCGGGCGCTGGACGGCGATGCTGGAGGAGGTGGCGCCGACTGTGGTCGTAGCCGACCCGTTTGGGGATCTGCACCCCGGGGACATTAACAAACCCGCGGAGGTGCGGGCCACGGTGCGGGCGTTCATGCGTCTGTGCCGCAGTGTGGACAAGGAGATGGCTATGGTAATCATCCATCACGCCAGGTCGGGCCGGAACAACATTGCCGGTGCTGTAGGCTGGGATCAGGGAGCCTTTTCTTTAGGAGCCAAGGACATCACGACGATGGCTAGGGTGCAGCTCAACGTGACGTTCACCGACCCAGAGGACTGGGGCAAGATTATGGTCAGCCTAGGAAAGGCTAATGACACGGAGCGGATTGAGCCGATCGGCCTATCCCTAAACCGCGAGCTGATGCGCTATGAGGTCGATATGGACTTCGATCTCGACGAGTGGAGGGCGGATTTGGATGGCAAAAGGTCGGCTGGGACAAAGGTTTCGGTCGGGCAAGTTTTGCAGGAGATCGTGGAAACCGGCGGGCCGGAGCCGCGGAAAAAGTGGGATTGGCTTAATGAGGTCGGGGACAAATTTGGGGTCACCGGCAAGACGATTGAGGGCAAAATAAAGAAGGGTTTAGAGCACGGATACGTCCGCGAGGATTCTAAAGGAGTTTTTCGAGTGACGGAGAAGTATCAAAAACAACAGGAGGCAGCAGAAGATGGTCGCAAGTAACGAGTTGCAGAAACTGGAAAACTGGAAATTGGAAGGGTTTTTCTTCTATTTCCAATCCCCGAAACCACGAAATTGGAAATTGGAAGTGTCCCCTATAGGGGACTTCCAGTTTCCAGTTTCTCGGCAGACTAACAAATCAACACGCGACCGGCGGCGGTTTATGGCGCGGGAAACCGTAGGAGGGACGCGACTATGATTGACATTCGACGCTTCGCCAGCATGGGAGAGAACCCACTGGATAAACTAGAAACCTCCCATCGGCCAGACATGGCCGGCGAGATCGACACTCTGGCGCAAGAGTGGGCCGAGGACTTGGACTTGGTCGTATGGCAAGTCGAGGCGCTGACCTTGATGTTATCCGAATACCATTTGCGCGAGAGCCGGGAGACGGCGAGCAGGATGCTTATCCCTGTTGTGACCTATCTCAACGAGGCGAAGGGTAATAAGACCCTGCGCTATTACGCCTTCCTGCTGGCGGCGGGCGATACCTCGATCACCCTGGCGCACAGCTACTCGGAGCTGGCCCGCAAGATCGGCGTGACTCGGGCAGCACTAAGCAAGGCCGTGATTGAAATGCAGGGCCAGCTTGGCCTCACGGCACACAACGGATTTCAGAAATCGGAGCAGGCCCGCGAGAGTTCGCGCAAAGCCGCGCACCGTTCTTGGAAGCAACGACAGGAGAACACACACAATGAATAAAGAAATAGAGAACGCGGCAGCACAGGCGCTGGCCGAGGACATCAACGCCAAGCACGCGGCCATCATGGCCTTAGTGGATGGCGTTAAGGACACAGCTAAAGAGATCGGGGCAATGGCCAACGAGGTCGGCATGGCATTGACCAGCGCCCGCGACACTATCGGGCCAGCGTTCCAGCATTGGCTCAGAGAAAACGTGACCATTAGCACGGCAGTGGCCGAGCGATACATTCGGCATCATGCCCATTACCATCCTGACCAACTGTTCCTGCCTGGCTTCAAGCAGATTGAGGACAGGGCAAGCGTGGTTGCACAGGCCAAGGCCAACGCTGAAGCGGGGGGCGAGGGCGACCAACCCAAGGCGGATGAAGTGCCAGACGTGAGCGTGCGCGACATCGCGGCAGGGTGGGTTTACGATGCGCGGCGTTGGTTCAGCCAACTGATCCACAAGCTGCCGCCTGAGAGCATGAGCGCGGCACAGATCGAGGACACGCTGCGGGTGGTCAAGCCTGTGCGCGATGCGATCTGGGCTTACGAGAAGCGGTTGGTTGCCTTGACAGGGGGACAGGGATGAAGATACAGGGCCGCGCTTACGAGCTGCCCGGCAGCCTGCCAGTCTCAATAAGGGCCGATTTGATAAGCCCTCATGAGACAATGAAAGGAATCTTTTATTATCAGGAGAGCGCGTGGAGGTCACGACAGGCAGGAATTAGGCCATAGTTTTTTGCGAATGGTCGAGATAAACAAGTATCAACCCAAAAGCGTCTCAATAAGCCCTTTTGATAATGAGACTCGCAAAAGCCACCCGTAATGCCCAATGGCCCTGACTCAAACCCAATTAGCCAACGCGCTGAACTCAAATCCAGCGAGCGTGTCCATCTGGAAAAGCCGGGGGATGCCGGTGGACTCGGTGGACGCGGCGAAAGCGTGGGTGGCAGCCAACATCAGGCGCAACAAAGGGGCAAGAATCAGCGGGTTGGTCGCCTCGGAAAACCTAGCGATGGGGGCAAGGCCAAGGCTCGACCGAGCCGCCGAGGGGGAGATTCGCCATTACGAACTTTGGAAGGCGGCGGCGAACAGCCAAGACATGAACAGCAGGGCCGTGGCCGAGTTAGCCGGGGCGTGGCGCGACAGTCGCAAGGCGGCAGCGCAGGCCGAGCAGGAGTTGGCGGCATTTCTGGCGATGAAGAATGCCACGCTGAACAAACAGGAGACGGTGGCAGCGATTCGTTCGCTAGTGTCGGCACTGAGACAGGATTTCTCGACGTTCCCCTGGGGGCGGCAGGCCACGGATCTGATGAAGAAGCATCTGGGGACATTGCCCAGCTCCTTGAGCGAGGCGACCGCAACGGCCTAGACTTTGCCTGGGGTGAGGCAAGGGCAGTGACCCTTGAGCCGCCCAAGCTCGGGGTGGTAGAGTGGGCTGAGGGCAATCTGAAGCTGTCGGAGAGAATCACCAACAAGCCCGGCAGCTACCTCACGTCCCGCACGCCGTATGTGCGCGAGGTTCTTGAATGCTTTGCTGATGACCGCGTGCGCCGGCTGGCCTTGGTATGGGGCGCGCAGACATCGAAGACCACGGCCATCATCGTGGGCATGGCTTACAAGCTGGATAACGACCCCGCGCCCTGTCTTTGGGTCATGCCGTCCACGCATTTGGCCAGGTCATTCTCCGAAACGCGGTGGATGCCCTTAATTGACCAGAACCCTACCCTGGCCCGACACAAGGAACCCGACCCTGACAAATACCGATTGCTTGAGCAGCACTTCGACCGCATGAGCGTGTGGTTTACAGGCAGCAACTCGCCGGCCTCGCTTTCCTCGCGCTCGATTGCCGCGCTTTGCATGGACGAGCTAGACAAGTTCCCAGCCAAAGGAGGCAAAGAGTCCGCGCCCTTGCAGTTAGCCGAGGCCCGCGTGGCAACTTACCCGCAGCACATCATCATCACCACCTCGACCCCGACCTACGAGGACGGGGCGATCTGGGAGGAATGGCTTAAGGGCGACCAGCGCAAATACTTTGTGCCATGCGCCGGCTGCGGCGAGGCGTTCGTCATGGAGTGGGAGACAATCAAATGGTCGCAGGAGGCCAAGCAGGATTCCGCGTGGAACATGGAGCTAGTTGCCGAAACAGCGCGATGCCATTGCCCTGCTTGCAACCACGCCCACACCGAGGCCGACAAGGCGCAGATGTTGGACCGTGGCGAGTGGCGGGCGACTGACCTAGCCGCCGAGCCAGGGCGGCGTAGCTATCACCTTTCGTCGCTCTACGCTCCGTGGCGCAAGTGGTCGGACTTGGCCGTTAAGTTTCTGCAAGACCGCGAAACCCCGGGAGGCCTGCAAGATTTTTACAACCGCGAATTGGCCCTGCCGTGGAAAGCTGCCGGTTCGCTTATCACCACGGCCATGATCCGCGAGCGAGTGGACGCCTCGCCGCGATACACCATCGGGGAGCCGCCCGAGGGCAAGCTGCTGGGCCGCATCATGTCAGTGGACGTTCAACAGACCGAACTGTGGTGGATCATTCGCGAGCTGCACGAAGACGGAAGCAGTTACCTTGTGGATTACGGGGCCGCAATCGGCTGGGACTTGATCATGGAAAAGTTTCGCCACTACAAATGCTTTAAGGGAGTGGTGGATTCGGGCTACGCGGCCAAGACCCCGGCGGGCGTCTACGACTTCGTGGCAAGGTCTGGTGGCCTATTTTGCGCGGCCAAGGGGCGCACGGTGAGCCAAGGACTGCGCGAGCCGTGGAAGTTCCAGCAAATTTTGGGGGCTGGCCACAATATCTGGATGCTCCAGTTCGACGCCGAGTTTTGGCAGGCCCGGCTTTACCACGACGTTCTCCGCGATGGGCGCGGCAAGTGGTATCTGCCCAGGGACATAGCCAAGGATTACGTCAGCCAGTTGCAAGGGGAGGCGTTGATTGAAAAAGAAGGCGTGGCCAAGTGGGCGCGCTTGGGGCCAAACCACTTGGCCGACTGCGAAAAGATGGGCTTGGTGCTTATTGATTCCATCATGTCCCAGTATTCGGCAGCCCAGCCTGCGCCTTGACACAAAGGCCTTGAGCGTGACGGACGCCGCCATTTTATCTGAGGTATTTTCCGCCGCCGAGTTGTCGCAGCTCAAGGCGTCCTGCAAAGCGCAAATCCTTTCTGGCGGGGCCAGCCAGGCATTTGTGGTCAGCTCCAGCGTGGGCGGGCGCAGCGTCACACTTCAGCAAACCTATTCCTGCTGGGATATGCTGGGTCTAATCGAAACCGCTTTGGCCATCAACGCCGGCACGATTGGAAATTCCCGCGTTACGCAAATGCGCTTTCCGAACCGCACATGAAGACCAAGCCGACCAAATTTGTTGACCGCGTGGCCGCTGCCTTTGGCTTTTCGCGCATGATCGAGGCGGTCAACCATCGCAGCGAGGAGCGCGGGTGGGTTTACGCGCAGGCGCAGGACTCCAAAGTTGACCTTTCCTCCTATGACCGCACCCGCCTCATGGCATTATCGCGCAAGTGTTTCTACAACAACGCGATAGTCAGGGGCGCGGTGCGCGATAAGGCCATGTATTCGGTCGGCAGCGGCATTGGCATCCGCCCGCAAGCCATGTCTGGCGACCAAGCCTGGGACGATGCCGCCGAGCAATGGTGGGAGAATTGGGCGCGCTCGCCCGAGATCAGCGGGCGGCACGATATGCGCTCGCTTCAGATGCTGGTTTCCGAGGCCATTGACCGTGATGGGGAAATCTTTGCCGTCCTTACGGCTAAGTCAGACGGCGCTCCTGCCGTGCAGATCGTGGAGTCCCACCGCATCGAGTCGCCCGACACGGCGGCTGGCAACGCCGGGGTGGTCGACGGCGTGAAACTGGACAAGTTCCAGCGTCCGCTTGGCTACTTTATCGGAGAAGGCGACGAATATCCGCGCCGACATAGGGAGATCAAGGCCGACGTAATGCTGCACGTCTACGAGCCAGAACGCTCCGACCAGGTGCGCGGCTATCCTGCGATCGGCGTGGCCCTTAACAGCGTCTTGGACCGTGACGAGCTGCTCCGCTTTGAAATGATGGCTGCCAAGGCCGGAAGCAGCATTGGCCTAGTGATCAAAAACGCCACGGGCAACATCGGCGCGGAAGGATTCCTTGGCGACTTCAGCAAAGACAGTAGCGGCAACTTGACTAGGGAAACCATTTTTGGCGGCGGGCTAGTTCCACGCATGAAGTCCACGGAGGACATTCAGTCTTTCGTGATGAATCGCCCAAATGAGAAGCTCGACAAGCACCTGGAGCAATACATCCGCGCAGCGGCCATTGGCCTCGGGCTGCCTTACGAGTTTGTTTGGGACACTTCGGCTATCGGTGGCGTGGCGCAGCGTTTCATCATCCAAAAAGCCGCAAGATGCTTTGCCGCACGCCAGGATGTTCTGGTTAACGCCTTTCTGTCGAAGCTCTGGCGCTATGCGATCGCCCGCGCCATTTCTCGCCGCGAGTTGCCAATGGTGGCTGGCTGGCAGCAAGTCGGGTGGCAGACCCCGCGCTCCATCACAGTGGACGTAGGCCGCGAGGCCACCGCTCGCCGTGATGACGTGAAGGCGGGCTTGATGACCCTCTCGGACTACTTTGGCGAGCAGGGCATTGATTGGAAAGAGGCCGTGGCCGAGATTGCTGCCGAGCGCGAGTTTGCTGCCGGCCTTGGCGTAATGATCGGCGTCGAGCAGGCGCAACCGCAGGAAGAAATCATCCCAGACATCGCCCAGCCAGAAGTTGTCATGCCTGCGGCTGAGTTTTCGCAGCTTATTGCCAAGCTGGACTGCGGGACGGGTGCGGGAGGCTTTAAGCCTGGGAATGACTGTGCTAAGGGTGGCAACGGCGTGGACGATTTAGCAAAACCTGACCCAAGAGTGTCGAAAGATCCGAAGTCTTTGTGGAAAGAAAACGAATCAAAAAATTATGGCGGCCGAGATTCTTCGGACTATATGGATATTTTTGAAACTAAAAATGGCGGTTTTGCTTTGCAAAACGCCGAAACTTATCCGTTTATTCAATGGAGCCAATCTTTTAAAAAAGGAAGCGGAAGAACTGCATATTTGGAAGTTTTGTATGCATCAAAGGCAATGGGCAAAAAAGGTGTAACAACGCAATCTTTTGCACAAATAGAAGCGGTTGGAGTTTGGAAATCCCTTGAGAGGCGTGGCTTGGCGACAATTAAGCAGGTGTCTTCCGAAGACAGGGGCGAAGATGGAGTTTTTCGCATATTCCAAGCGCAAATTACAAAAAAAGGAGAAAACTTTATCCTGCAAAAACAATTTTCTCAGCAGCAAACAGCTTCCGAGTTCTCCGCCCGCGCCCGCAAAAAGAAGCGCATTTACAGGCGCAAGAAGCCAGAAACCGCGCTCACCCCTTGACATGAGGGCAAGCGAGTATGGACTCGCTTAATTTTGGCGGCATCAGCGTGGCAACGGTCGGCCCTGCGCTCGGCCACAGCATGATGGTTGATGGTGTGACTCTCTTACAGGCCGAGGAGGCCGGCAAGGTGGGCAGCCCGGTCAAAGTGTTCGTTGATCACGACGAGTCCATTGATTCCCTGATCGGCTTTCTGTCGAACTTCCGCATCGTTGAAGACCAGCTCCGCGCCGACCTTGATCTGCTTGGATCTCATCCGCAGGCGGCTTTCTACTCGGAGATTCTGAACAAAGCACCCAATCGCGTGGGCTTCAGCATGACTTTTAGCGGGCAGCCCGACGAGCAGGACGGCAAGCGTTTCGCCAGAGTGTCCGAGCTGGTCAGCGTGGATCTGGTTAGCCGCCCGGCAGCCAACAAGAATGGCGTTTTCAGAGCCGCTTCAGAACCCGAAGCCGCGCCTAAAGTTGACACCGCCGCAGTGGGCATGACCGAAAATACTTCTGTCGCTAAAGTTGAGTTCGACGCGCAAGCCGCCATCGAAGCGTTGACCGCTTCGGTTGCCGACCTCAAGTCCACCGTGGACGGCATTGCCGCTTCCCAAGACGAAACACCCGCCCCCGTTGCCGCCGCTCCCGTTAATTCGGAAATGTCGGCCAAGCTGGATGCGGCCATGAGCAAGCTTTCCGCCCTTGAGGTTGAACTCGCCGCTCGCGGCGACAACGCCATCACCGGCAACGGTTCCGCCGTTTCAGTCGAAGACGCTTACGCCGCCGGCGACCGCGCCACCAAATTTGAAATCGTTCGCAAGGCTCTTGAAGCCCGCGACTTTTCCCTCATCAGCAAACTCAAATCCAACAAGTAAAACATCATGGCCTCCATCACTGGTCTAAACGACGACATCATCTCGTCAGCGGCGCTCAAGGCGTTCGTTGATTCCCTCCACCCGCTGAACGCTTTCAGCGTGAACTACAACGCCGAAGCCGCGCGCAAGGGCGAAGTGGTGAGCATCCCGCTCATCTCCTCGATCACCGCCTCCACGTTCAACAACACCTACGAAGGTGCGGACGGAGACGTTACCCTCACCGCTCGTGAGGTCACCATCGACAAGCACTATCTCAGCACGGTGGATTTCACCGACACGCAGTGGAGCAAGTCCTCCGCACTCACCCCGCAAATGCTGGCCGACATCGGCGCAGAGCAGGGCCGCGCGGTGGCGCAAGCCTTCATCGGCGCCGCTTGGGGCCTCATCACCACGGGCAACTTCGGCGCGGCGGTTGCCTCGTTCACCTCGGCCTCCTTCTCGATGGCCGACGTTCGCAAGGCCCGCTTGGAACTCACCAAGGCCAAAGCTCCCCAGAACGACCGCGCGTTGTTCTTGGAGCCGGAAGCCTACGACGCTCTCCTCTCCGATAGCACCAACATCCTCGCTAACCTCAACTTCGGCCCCGAAGGTGTGCGCGAGGGCGTGGTTCGCCGTCTGGCCGGTATGAACGTCTACGAGAGCACGCTGATCCCCGCCACTGGCGTGGGCGCAAGCATCACCCTCGCAGGCTTCGCGGTGCATCCCTCGGCTATCGCCGTGGCGATCCGCACCCTTCAGCCGCAGGCTCCTTCAGAGTATCTTGAGGCCCGCACCATCGTTGATCCCGTCAGCGGCATTGGTCTGGGATATCGCCGCCATTACAACACTGCAAATGGCACGCACTTCCTCAACTTCGAGGTGGTGGGCGGATTCACCTACGGCATCACGGCGGGTCTGAAGATCCTCGCCAAGAAGGGCTAAATATTGGTTCTGGTTCGTGTGTTCAGCAGACCCCCGGCTATGCCGGGGGTTTTGCTTTTGTTGACAAGCTGCCCGCGAGCGCATGGAACACACACAGCCTTCGTTGGCGCTGGTGGCGATTGCGGGCAACTGCGAAAGCTACATCCGGCGGTTTATTGAATCCTTCCAACAACTCACGCCGCACATTTACATCGTGCGCGCCTGCGGCTCCCGCGACCCAGACAAGACGCTGGACATCGCCGCCGAGATGGGTTGCAAGACCGGCGAATACAAAAACGCCGAGGCATTCCAATTCTGGGATCATGTAGACAACTTCGCCGCCGCCCGGCAAATGGCCACCGATATGGCCGAGGCTGACGGCCACCAGTGGCTGATGTGGGCCGACACGGACGATATTATTGAGCAGGAGTCCTGCGACATCATCCGCCAGCACCTGTCCGAGACGGCCACCACGACCACCTTGGCCATGATTCCCTATCGGTTGACCAACAACGGCCTTAACCTCCTGCGCGAACGGATCTGGCGAGCAGGGACGGCACGCTGGGAGGGCGCGGTCCACGAACACCTAAAACCATTCGACAAGTCGGGAGAGGGCCAAGTGCGCTGGGAGGACGCCCGCATTGTCCACGCCCCTGACGAGAAGAAAGACATGGCCGCCGAGAAGGCCGGCAACGCCCGCAACTGGCGCATCTTGTCCAGCCAACCCGGCTGGGAAAAAGACCCGCGCTGGCTTTTCTACGGCAGCCTGGAGCATTTCGGCATGAAGGACGATGCCCGGGGCATGGAGCTGGCCATCGAGGCGCTCAAGCATGAGTCGCTTTCGGGTGACGAACGCTACGAATTGTATTTGCAACTGGCCATGCGGACGCAGGCCTTTGCGCCCAAAAAGTCGCTCTTGCATGAGGCCTACAAGGTCAGCCCTTGGCGCAGGGAAGCCCTAGCGCAGCTCGCCGCCACCAGCCTAGACAACAACGAGGAGCAAGACGCCTTGTCTTATGCCAGGGCTTTTATGGCCCTGCCTGTGCCAGAGATTGTGCCGTGGACTCACCGCCCGGTGGTCTATGGGTTTGGCGGCGTTGGGCTATACGCCTGCACCCTGCGGGCCAACGGAGACACCAAGCGCGCAGATTCATTTGAGCTGGAGTGGTTCAAAAAATGCGGGGGCAAGATCAGCGTTTGCCATCCCACCCGAGGCCGTCCGTTGCAAGCTGCCGAAACGCGCAAGAAGTGGCTGGAAGCGGCCAAAGACCCACAAAGCGTGGAATACATCTTTGCATTTGCCGAAGACGATGACGAGACGCGGGACATTTTGGGACGCTTCAAGCACGCACTTTCGCCCGCCGGCCTCATGGATCAAGTCGGCGGCAATGCCGTGCAAAATTACAACGCAGCAGTCAAAGCCTCCACGGGCCACATCATCGTGACCGCGCAGGATGACATCGAGCCGCCGCTCTTTTGGGACGAGCTGGTCTGGCAGGCCTTGGAACCGCACCTTAAGCGACCCAAAGTTCTGGGCGTAAAAGACGGCCACCGAACAGACGGCCTCATGGTCACCTTCATTTGCACGCGGCCAACCCTCGGATGGCTCGGCAACGGTGGAGGCATCCTGTCGGGTGATTACCACGGTATATACAGCGACACCGAGTTTTCCCACCGCGTCCGCAAGGCGGGCATCGTCTTAGACACCGACATTGTGTTTCTCCACAACCACCCGGCCTTTGATCCCAAAATTCCGACAGACGCCATTTACGACGTGGAAAACTCCAACGATGCCTACAAATTCGGGGCTGAAGTCTTCAAGCGCAGGAACCCCGACGCCTTTGACTCCAAGCCATAGGGCATGGCCACGCAACTAGATACAGCGCACGTCCTTGGCATAGGCGCGATCACTGACCTTGGCGGCGAGGTAGTGACGATTGGCGACATTGCCTACCGCGCCATTGTCGGCAGCCTCGATGAGCGCGACGAGTTGGCCGAGGGCGGCGTGCGGCAGATCCGCAGCGTGCAAGTGGGGCTTCCTGCGAGCGCGTTCTTGCCCAGCTTTGGCAGCGTGACCAATGCCGTCCCGACCATTTGGAGCCGCATCACCGTACGCAATCAGGATCTGCAAGTGCTGGCCGTGAACCGCGACCCTGCCATTGTCGAGATCACCGCTGGCGGGCTGGCAGAGTAGGGGGCTTATGGCCGCAATCAATTTGACCATCAGCCTTGATGAGCTGCGCGAGTTTGTGCCGAAGTTCGTCAACGCCACCAAGAAAGAGGTGTCGCTTGAAATGCGCCGCCAGGGGCGTCTTTTGGTGGCCGGTGATAGTGGCTTCGGCTTGGTTTCCATCACCGCGCCACAGGGCGATGGCGACAGCGCAAAGGCCATTGGCGATTTTGCCGTGGCCCGAGACATTGGCAAAGTGTTCGCCCAGCGCGGCACTATTGTGGCCATCCTCGGCCAAAACGGCAAGCGCGGCGACAAGACAGCCTTTAATCGCTACATCCGTAACGGCGAGCTGCAAAAGGCTAAAGACTTTGTTAACGGCCAGGCGGAAACGTCCATTCAGGTCAAGGGCTACGTCCGCAACGGCAAACCAGTTAAAGCCTACTCACAGACACGGCAGGCCAGCGTTTTTTCTGACCCGCGCCTTGGCCGCATTGAACACATTGCCGACGAACCAAGCCGAATGCTGCACCAAGGCCGCCGTGGTTCTCGGGGCAAAGTAGGACGGCCACAGTGGGCGCAGATTGTTCTAAAGAAAACGGCCTACAATCAATATGTGACCGACACCATCAAAAGAGTCGGCTTGCTCAAAGCCGGGTGGGCCAGGGCAGCAGACCAAGCCAATCTTGGGGTGAGCGTCCCGCGTTTTGTCAGGAACAACGTGGACCGCGCTATGGGCAAGGGCCGCGTAAGCGACGGCGACCCCTACAATATGTTCGTTGAGCTGACCAACGAGACGCCTGTTGCTTCGACCAAGATCAACAAGGGCAGCATTCAATTCCTTCTCAACCTCCGCAAAGAAAACATCCTAGCCGAGTTTGAAAAACGGGTTGGCAAGGTGGCCAAAGCGGCATGATTAACCGCGAAATAGAGGCCAGCTTTGCCGATTGGATCACCTCGGGCGTAAGCGGAACGTCCTTGGCCGGGGCGTCCATCCGTAGCGGCGTCCCATCCGAGTCGCTTACTTACCCTGCCGTTATTGTGCAGGCCAACTCTAGCGAGGTCTTGGAGGGCGGCGCTAGACAGGGCTCTCGCATCAACGTGGACATTTCGGTGGTCAGCTCCGCAAGCAATGAAAGCGGCTGGCAAACCGCCCACAAAAACAGGGTGGGGGCTTTGGCCGCGTTACTTGACGATACCAACACGAACGTAAGCCTGGCCGCGATCAACGCCGCGCAAAGCGACTACACCCTCTTTGGCTGGTCCCTATCCGAGTTGGCCAGCGAGACTTCGGCCAACCACCAAGCCGACAGCTTCCGCCTGTCTGCCGTGGCCGGCGACCGCATCGGGACCACGCCGACAGGGCCGACCAACGCCGACCCGCAGGACTTCAGCCTGCGCCATGAGGTCGAGCAGATTCTGAGCGCGCACCTGATGGCCGAACTGCCCGAGGCCGTGACCGCCGAGTATTCCATCCAGCCCTACTACAACGAGGCCCCTGCCGCCGGCTCCCGCATTGTCGCGGCTTGCCTCTCGGCCTCAAAGCCTTTCCCGCAGTTGGCCCGCTACCAAGCCCAGGCCACAGTCCACGTCATCACAAATGGAGCCGACTCCACGGGCCACGTTGCCGCCGTGCGTCAGGTGCAGGACACCCTGCGCCTTCTGACCACGCAGGACTTCACGAGCGCCAACGTCACCGTGGCTGGCGTCATTGAGGGCGCGCACACCAACGACACGGACAGCAACCGCATTTCTGATGTGCTGGCCCTGACGCTTTGGGCGCAAGTGAACTAGGGAAGTTGACACCGCCCGCGAGGGCATGGCTATCGTCTACGGCGTTTCTGGGGCTTTTAGTAAGTCCACCTCCAAAACCTTTGAGAAACTGCTTGTCCAGGACAAAAACGGCGTAACAACGACCATTCTTTCTAAGTATGTCCGCACCGAGACGGCCACCGAGACTGTAGGAACGACCTTTGGCGCGGGTTCAATCGGCGCGCTGGACGTTCTGAACGCCACCATTACGGCACAGGTGGACGAGCAGCTAATTGAAAGCGGCACGGCCAGCACTGCGCCCCCGGCCATACGCTTCTACAACCCCCGGGCCGAAGCGTCTGCCCAGGTGCTTGGCGACTTTACTGGCTCTAGCTTCACCCTTGATGGCGTGACCTTTGTAACCTTGAGCGCGGAAAAGGCCGAAACTGCGGGCGATGTGGTCAAGACGAACGTCCGTGGCACGGCCATCAACACGGCTACGGTGGCAGGATCGACCTTGACCACCGGCGACCATTCCTCAAGCTCGACCATCCGCGTTGAGCGCCGAATCAGCAACACGGACTATTTCCGCGATACCGTCACCACGGTTGCCTTTGCTGGATCGTAACCGCCACGGGCTATGGATAGCCTGGCCGCAGAAGCGTTCTTAAACGCAAGTCACAAGGTCTATGGCCTCGCCATGCGCCCGCTTTCCTTGGGCCATGCCTTTGTCTTAGAAAGCCTCGGCAATCCTTTCTACCACGGACGCCTTGGAACGCCCGAGGAACTGCGCGTGGCCGCGTGGATCTGCGCCAACCCTCCGCTGTCTGCCCTGCGTCTTGGGGGGCCGAGCAATTTGTGGTGGCGCTACCGTACACGCAATGCCGATTTTGAGCGCGAGGTTGCCCGCTGGAAGGTCTTTGTTGATGATTACTGCACGCCACCGCAGCTTTGGACAAAAGCGCCCAAGGCAGGCGAAAGCCGCGCCGAGCCGTCGCGCATCCCGCACCAGATTGCAACTGCCGTGCGCCTGATGCGCCTCGGCATGAGCGAGCGCGAGGCATGGCAGACGCCAGTGGGTATTGCCTCCTGGTATGAGGCCGCCGGCTACGAAACGGAAAGCGGTTCGCGCTTGGACATTGTAACGGACTCCGAGCGGGTAGCCATCCTGCGGCAAAAGCTCAAAGCGCAGCAGGCCGAAGCGTCTGACATCGAGGGTAAAAGCGAAGGCAATGGCTGAAGTAAAAGTAAAAATCACAGCCCAGAACGAGGTGCAGACAGGTCTGCAAGCCTCGCTGGCCGAGGTGCGTCAATTTGCTGGGCAAGCGCAGAAGGAAATGCAGGCGGCCATGCAGATGCCGGCTCGGCAGCCTATGCAAGAGCGGGTGGCTCCGACCTTCAAGATAGACATTGGCGACTATGGCCTTGAGCCGCTTCGCCAGATGCAGGAGGAGCTGAAGAAGGTTCGTCAATCAGCCCAAGAGGCGTTTGACCCATCAGTTCCGCAAGAGTTTGCCGGGGGCATCGGCGGGGTAATCGGGCGGTTTGCAATTTTGATCGGTGTAGCAGCTACGGTTGGCAAGGCCATTGCCTCTGCTTTTGATACCTTGAGCAGCGCGGTTGTTGCTGCCACACAAGTTCAAGAACGGTTCGCAGAATCTCTGGCAGAAGCAGGAAGCCAAACCACTCTTAGCGGGGCTATTTCGTCATTTGAAAATTTGCGAGATCAAGCCGATCAAACTGGCAAGATTATTGATGAAAAACTAGGTAAGGGAGTTGGCACGGCACTGGCCAACGCTTTTAGCGGCAGACCGTCGCAATTACTTGGACGTATTGCTGACGCATACACTGGATTAGTGGGTGGAACTTCAGTTTCCGAACTGCTTAAAAACGATCAAAAAGCTCAAGAGAGCCAGTCTTTGCAGGCCCTACAAGCGTCTTTAATGCTTCAGCGATCCCAAGCGGAGGAAATGGCTGCTGCTGGGGGAGATCCCGAAAAAGTTGCCGCAGCTCAAAGAGAGCAAGAAGTCAGAGAGCGCCGCAACGCTTTAGAGCGCGCTCTAGAGGCCAGAAAAGTTAGCCCTCAAAATTCCGCACAGCTAATGGCTGAGTTTGAGGCTGTTATTGCAGCAGAAGATGCAGCAGAAGCAGCCCAAAAGCGCCTAGAAGCCGAAAAAGAAATCACCCGCGAAAAAGAGCGTCAGCAGAAATTGGAGTCTGGCACACGCCAGGGCAACGTCATTGGCAAGCAGCTCGGGCCTGGCAGCTTTGAGGGCATCGAGGAGCTGGAACGTGAAAGAGAAAGCGCCCGCAAAGACGCCGACCAAAAAGCTAAAGAGGCAGATCGCATACAAAAAGAGGCAGACCGCAAAAAGCAAAGGGCCGACGAGTTTAATCTAAACACTAGGCTGCTTGAGGCTAGGGCGACAGGAGACAATGCCGCCGAGGAGTCAATTCTCCAAGCGCAAGACATGGCCAAGGGCCTTGAGGCGACAGAAAACTTTGAGTATGCCGCCAACTTTGCTGCTGCTGCCGCCGCTCTGCGGGAGCAGCAGGGGACTAAAATGCAATTAGGATCGTTTGGCGCGTCTTCACTCCAGAAAGTTGGATTTGCCTCAGATCAGTTTTACGATTCTCGGACTAAATCAGACCCCGCAGCAGAAATCAAGAACGTGGGCAATTTTGTCAAAGAAATTGGGCAACTACTTAAAAAAGACAGCGTCCTACTTATGAAAACGGAGTTTTAATCATGGCACAGTTTGAAACAACAGGCGGCGGATTTATCGACAGCGGAGACAGGCAAATTATCCGAAAGGTTGTCGTCTCTACTGACGGGGAGATACAAGTTCCGGCTACTGAGTCGGGATATCCTCTAACAAATTCAACCATAACTGAAGAACCGGGCGGCATTGTTCGCGGAGTGCTTGAATACAGCCAAGCAGGGGCCGGCGGCGCAAGCTACTCGGGATTTGGCCAATACGGCAAACGGGTTGAACTCACAGGCGGAACTATCCAATCACCAATCCAAACACATCCTGCATTTAAAGATCTTACAGAAACTGAACTTGCCGAAGTGGACACGGCACTTGAAAACAAAGTGGCCGATCAGTGGAAAACATTTGCCGACGAAAAACAGCAACTGCTCTACAATTTCCTGCGGAAAAAAGTTGAGTATGTATTAGTGCCAGCAGTTGTCGGAAGAATAACGGAAGTCGAAACAGAATTGCCAGATTTAAGCCAGATTGCAAGGGTTGCTGACCCGCCAGAGCTAAATGCTCCAACTGGAACATTTTGGATTAACACGGCAATTACGGCAACGCCCATTGGTGGTCGTTACGAAGTGACTAGGGAATACACCTTAAACTTTAGCGAGTGGGACGATGTTGAAGTTCTGTATGGATACGAGTAATCTATGCCGCAGTTTGACTCAATACGGTTCACGCCAGGCCGCCCTTTAATCAAAGAGCTAGGATCGGAGCGCCTTAACGCTATCCTCACCGAGATCCGCCGCAACAAGCCCAAGGGCGAGCGCGGCATTACGGTGCGGCAGGACGGCACGGGCACATACATTGGGCTAGCCGCGTCCTTGCCGCAAGCCAGCAGCACACCCGCCACCACCCAACCCTGGGACTTGCAAGCCCGCGTAGACCCCGACGCAGATCCCGAGGACGCCAACCCGCCCTATCTGGTGCGTGTTCGCCCGGGGACGCTGTCAGACTTTTTGCCAACTAACTGGGACGAGGAGTTTACGCTGCAAGGAGACCAGGACTATTACGCAGTTGCCGAGGTTTCTACTGACGGAAAAGCCATTACCAGCGTCGAGATAAAATTTCCAACAAGCCCGCCAGAATCCCAGCAACCCGAGTTGTTTGCCGTCCCGTCGATCGTAAACGTAGTGTTTGGAATATTTTCACAAGGCGGGGCGCTGCGAACAATAGCAGCAGGAAACATCACCCTAAGTCCCAAAATCTGGTTTCAAGAAGCGCGGACCAATGTTGCCCCGGGCGAATCTCTCTACAACTTGTATTACGTTCTCGCGCCATGATTAGCTGGACAATCGTTACAACAGGGATTGAAACGACAAGCTACTTTTCCTCGCACACGCTGCAGACCGGTTCTTTAACGCGAACAAGGAACGGTTCCACAAGTGGTGTAAACCCTTTCTTTGGCTCAGTTACAAATTCCGTTACGGAAAGCGAAAGCGGATCAGGCATAAACAGCAGGGCAACAATTCGATCTGCTAATCAAACGGCAACTTTCCAAACCTTGCTGCATGATGTGCAGGGAGCTTACAACTCAAGGTTTGGGGAGACACAAGCGTTCACTTGGACGACATATTACTTTTCTGGCCAATATCAGCCGCCAACAACCTCTGAAAGTTACCCAAAGCTGACCACAGCTAGCGGACTCCGCATATACGGCACAGAGCATCAGGTCACATCAACAATAACTACTTTTTCAGCCAGCAAATTTGGGTCCATCCAATCAGGCACTGCCGTTCCGAGCAATGCCGTGACCGCCTCACAAAGCGGCGGCATTCTCATAACCGAGACGGTGCAAGGAGAGGCCACTATTGCAACCACAACACAAGCTACTCCGACATATTGGTTTTTTTTATCGCAGTCCACTGAAGAAACCGCAGACACCACAACAACGCTTTCCGTTACGACCAGCGGCGTTTCTCGTGCCACGATTTACCAAGCCGAGGGAAATGAGGTTTTTTACAAAATATCAAATCCCGCTTCTTACGAACCAACAGCAAAAGCCGCTCGACCCCTAGCGACAACGGAAACCCGAATTACCGTTTTGCCATTCAAAGAAACCGTGACAAGAGGTGCGGTCACAGGATTGGTTACTTTGGCTGGTCAAGCCTCGCCGGCCATTGATTTGAGCGCAGCAAGCTCAAGCGAAACTGTGGCCGAAGAGACAGAGCTAACAAGAAATATCACTCAATACGGCCCTGACGGTCAGTCAAGCGTGGTTGAACATTCTTACACGGTTTCAACCGTGCAGACACAATCAACGCCAGTTAATTACACATACACGCAATTTTATAGCGAAGACCCCGGCGACACGTTTGCCAATTCAACACTCTCAGAAACGCAAAAGTTGTATGATGAAACACTCATAGCCTTGCAGGCCAATCGGTTTGCTGCCCCGTCTTGGGTGGCTTCCTTAATCACTGGCTTTCCTGCCAGCACATCGCAATTTCGATACGGCAAAACTGCATGGGACATTGACGGGCAAAAGGGATCACAAACTACTCCTACCAATTTGGATTATTTAGTAAACCCCTACACCGCTTCTTTTACTCGCGGTCAAATTACTATTATCAACACCACAAACCAAAGTTTGACCTTAAGCCTGCCAAGCATCACTTACAAAACAACTAATGGAACTGTGGCGACCACTGCCTCAACTGTTATTGGCGTTGAGGGACAACCTGCGTTAGTTTTTGACGATATTTACGCTGTGCCACATTTGGGCGGCGGGGTCTTTGCAGAAAGCTGGACGGTTGTTGACAGGGTGCGGCCCGAATACGTTTACAGTGATCTGAAAAACAGCGAAAGCATTAGCCATCTGGGAAACGACACCTCATATGGCCAGGGAGAAAGCACATCAGTAAGCTATCTGACTTTTGAACCACACCTTTTGGGCGGCGGGCTATTCAATGGGAACAGTCCGGCGCCCGACGCTATTTTTTGGACTGAATCAAGGAACCCGCCAGACCCTGCTTGACACACGCCACTCTGCCGAGTGTTAGCCATAGCCACTTATGCAACGCGCAGCTATTTTCATTGCTGGCCCCAGTTTTTAAGGCGCATCGCCGCCGCTGCCGGCCACCACGCCGAGGCCCATTTTGTTCTGGCAACAGACCAGAGTGACGAGGCCAAGCAGGCCGTTGAAGCTGCCAAGGTCGAATTGCCCGAAGGCTGGCGCATCCAGGCCATTGCCTTGGCCCTCGATGATGGTGGGCCAGAAGGCAAGGACTACAAGCAGCCCGCCCAAATGCGGATTGCTGCACTTCAGGGCGCGGCCTTTGCCGCCGCCAGGAAGATCCGCGCCACGGCTTTGTGGTCAGTGGAGGCCGACAACCTTGTCCCGCCTGATGCCCTGCGGGTGGCCGAGTGGGCGCTGGCCATGCCGACCGAGGACGGCAGCCCGTTTTATTCAGTCGCTGCCGTGACCTATCCAAACGGGCTTTTCCTCGGCGGCAACGGCACGCCGCAAAATCCCATTGCCGAGGACTTCAACGAGAAAGAACGCAAGCTGCCGCCTCGCCTCGTCCGCGCCTTGGAGGCTTGCCGCGCCCGACTGAAAGACTGCCAGGACAAAGCTATTGGCGAGCGGGAAGGCAAGCGCCTCGGGCGGCTGGGCGAGCGAGTCCGCAAATGCCCGCCAGACGGCAACGTGTTTGAAGTCACGGCCAAGCACGGCTGGAGGCGCAGGGGCTGGATGGACTTTGCTTACCCTGGCATTGGTCGCGGGGCCATTGTGCCGTCTGATTGGTGTGGTCTCGGCTGCACCCTAATGTCGGCGCGGGCCTTGGCCTTGGCCACATTTGAGGGTTACGACGGCAAAGGGACGCAAGACCTTTTCCTTTGCTGGCATCGCTGGCATCCCGCCGGCCTGCGGATCGCGGCCATTGCCCACACGGCGGCGGACCATGTGAAGCGTGATGCCAAGGGTGAGGTAATCCACCACCGCGCCTATCACGAAACCGAAGGCGAATACCGAGGCCATCTTCGCCAACGACAGCAACCTTGGATGCCCTGCTAATTATGCAAAAGGAAATCGTCATCGCCGCCCACCGCGAACGAATCGACTGGCTGCCTGATCATTGGCGACCTATGGCCACGATTTACAGATGTGGGGAGCCTACGCTGCCTAGCGCAAACAAAATCAACAGAGGGCAACATCACCACGGCGAAGACCTCTACACGCAACTTGACCGTATGCGCGCTGTCATGGCCTTCGTCCGCGAAATGGCAGAGCTAAGTCGGCAGCCTGATCCGACCCAAGAAATTAGCGCACACGCCGAAAAGGATGCAGCAAACTGCCCGAAAGGGCGCGAGGCCGAGCAGTGGCTAAATCACATCATCTGGCGATACGACACACTGGCCGAGGTCACTGTTTTTTTGCAGGGACACCCGCACGACCACTGCCATGACTTTAAGGAGGTGGTTGAGGCGCTTGGATCTGTCACTTTCTGCACCTTGCCAAAAACTGACAGCCCGACCGCTGCCGGTGGGGAAGCGGAGTTTTGCGGCAAATTCTGGAAGCAGTTAGGTCAGCTTGATCTGCAAAAGGTTTGGTGGAAGCCCGGCGCACAGTTTGCGGCCAGCCGTGAGGCTATCAGGGGGCGACCCCTCCAATGGTATAAAGACGTTCAAGCCTTAGCCCGCAAGACCGAGCGAAGCGGGGAGATCCTAGAGCGGACGTGGTGGAACATTTTAGGATGCCCATGTTAGCCCAACTCAAACCATTGACCGCGCACCTCGATGAGCGCGGGAGGCTCACCGAGATCCACCGCGCCAGCGATGACCCACACGGGTTTGGACAGGCTTACATCACCACGGCCTCGGCTGGCGTAGTCAAGGCCTGGCATCGCCACCACCGCCAATGGGATCGGTGGTATTGTGTCGCGGGGGCGGCCAAGGTCGGCATCCATGACGGGTCCAAAAGCCAGACCGTCATTCTTTGCGCCGATCACCCGCAGCTTTTGGTCATCCCGGCGGGACTGTTCCACGGGTTCACGCCCTGCCACGGCCACCGAGAGGCTGCCGTTCTCAATTTGCCGTCGCACGAATACGACCCTGCCGCGCCCGACGAGGAGCGGCTGGGGCCGCTTGACTTGCCGTTTTGCTGGGAAATCACCAGCCGCTAACCCTTTGACACAGGGTCGAGAGACAGGATGCGCGTCTACGTCAACTTGGATTCCCGCGAATTTGTGGTCAGCCCGGTTCTTTTGCAGCGGGTAAGCACGCTATTTTTCACGCGCCGCGACATCGTGCCTGTCCAAGTTCAGTTCGTTCGCGGCGGCACGGTGGTCGAGTTGGCAGCTGGGGCAACGGGCCAGATGGGACTCAAAAAGACGTTTGCCGGCAGCTTTTTAGCCAATGACGCCGGCTTCACCAAAACAGGCACAGGCGCGACCACGGTTTACCAATTCGACCTCAACCTAAACACCAGCAACCTCAACGCCGAGTTTCCTTTAGACACCGAGGACTCTATCTCGGCCAAAGTAGAAATCGAATGGACCGAAAGCAGCACGACCTCCTCTACGCTGCCGACATCCGCGACCATTTACAATGACGTCATCCGTGGCGGCGAAGGTGTCCCAACCGTGACTGCCGCCGCCTCATTCAAGCTCCTGGCTCCCGACTCAAGCCTTTTCACCATCACGGTGGACAACGATGGAATTTTGACAGCGACGAAATAACTGAAAGCCCAATGAAACTCCGCCTCTCAATCCTCCTCCTCGCCGCCGCCCTGGCTGCCGCACCCGCCGCAGGGCAGGCGATCAAATCGTTGGGCTACAACACCACGAACGGGCAAGTGGTTTACAGCGGAACGAACGCGCTGACCTTCACAAATTCTCTGCAATTCGCCACCAATGCCCGAGCAGCAACGCGCACGAACCTCGGCGGGACCACGGTGGGCAACTCGGTTTTTACGGCGACCAATGCTGCGGCGGCGGCTACGGCTGTTGGCCTCGGGGTAACAAATAATGTAAGATTCAATTCCGTCGAGCTTCTTCAAAGCGGTGAAATAACCAACAGCATCACATATTGGATTGACGGATTGAGTTTTGTCACTGACGGCGTTGAATATTTCGCAACAGACGGGGGCAATGGTGGCAGTGTCAGATTTGAAAAACCCATCACAATGTTCAACAGCACAAATGCGGCAACCACCCGCGACAACCTCGGCCTCGGCACAACTAACGCCGTCACATTCGGCAACATCACGGCCACCGGAACCCTCGGAGTCAGTAACGCCGCCACCTTCTCCACCAACGTCACCATCGACGGCAACGCCACCCTAAACGGCGTGGGCAACATCGCACCGCATCAGACGGCGAGCAGTGCGGACAGTGTGATGACGCGGGATTTGGTCGGCCGAGAGTTGGCGAACCCGCGCAACAAGATTCAGACGACTTACTGGTTTGGCATGGAGGGGCTAGGTTTGTGGCAGTTGGTAAACAGCGGAGCCTCCGTTGCCGCAAATCGCGGCCCAAAAATTGGGCCGTCTTTAGCGTTTTACACAGGAACACGTTCTTCGGCTAACGCTGCTGGACTTGGTCTTCGTTTAGGGGCAACAGCAATAAGTGGCGGGTCTATGTGGAGGCCGTTAGACGGTGGCGCATT